AACTAAATACACAATTGAAGAACCTAATATCGAATTGTGGACCAATGTAATGAAATTTAAAGATCTACTAGATGAAGAAGAACTTTATATTAAAATGATTTCTGAGGTATTAGGTATTACAAGAGAAGAAGTATTAAGTGCAGATACAACACAGATACTCGAAATTGGTGATTATGTTTATTCATTTATAAATAAAGAGAGTAAGAAACTTTTTAAACAAATTGATTTCCAAGGAACAAAATATAATTTGGTTGATGTTAATAATATTTCATTTGGCCAATATGTTGATATAGATACATTTTTAAGAAAAGAAGAAGGATATAGAATTGCAAACTTAAATGAGTTGGCGGCATATCTTTATACAGAAGACGGAGTTAGTTATACAAATTCAAATATTAAATTACGTATTGAAACATTTAAAACTCTCCCGATTAAATATATCGAAGGGGCAATTTTTTTTTTGTTGAATTTGGCAAAGGGATCTCAAGAACTTACCCGGCTCTATTCCCAGAGCAAGGTCATGTGGACAATAATGAAGATAAGAATAACTTTAATGCTTATTGGGGATGGTATTCGGCAATATCAACTCTCTCGAACGACATGGTTTGGGAAATTGACAACGTGGTTGCTCTACCCCTTTATCAGTGTCTTAATCATCTTTCGTATATTATTGATAAAAGACAAGAACAAGAAAGATTAAATAGAATACAACAAAAGTAATGAGTTTAATAACATCAGGTTTAACTATTCAGGTTGACTTTACAAATCAATCATCACTTATAATTGGTGGAGGAACAGGTGTTGCAGTTCTTAAAGCAACAAACCTTGCCAACCCATCACTATTCTTTTCTGGTATTACAGGAGGTTTATCACAATACGATTATACAGGATTTCAAAACCCTTCTACATTACAATTCTCAGGTGTTAATAGATCAGATGTTGGAATTTCAGTTGGGACAGGATTTACATACGGTCTTACAAACAAGTTAGGTGATTATGGATCATACCAAGATTATACAACTTGGTTCATGTTTAAGAATACAGGTGGAACAATATTCAATACATTCTTTACTTCCGACCAACAAGGAAATTATTTTAAAAACTATTTAGGTGAGAACACATCTTATGACAGGTGGTTTGCAACAGACAATTATAGTCCAACAGGTGGAACATATAACTTTGTAAGAACTTTTACTTTTTATAATGTGTCATCTGTTTTCCCTGAACCATCATCAAATCCTTATTTGAATGAATGGGTTGTTGCATCCACAAGAGTATATCAAGTTGGAACAAGTGCCTTTACTGAATTATGGATTAGTGGATCAATGGTTAGTCAGACTGTTGAGGTTGCAACATTATTAACTGCAACAAATCCAATATTTTGGTTGTTATCACAGTCCCCTGGAATTGCAATGACTGAAGTCTTAATGTATGATCGTAAGTTATCCGACACAGAAATGTCTGACAATTACAATTACTTTTTACAAAAGTATTTTATTCCACCAATTACTCCTACTCCAACACCGACTAATACACAAACCCCATCAATAACTCCTACAAATACAACTACTCCTACTAATACCCCGACTAATACCAATACCCCAACTAATACACAAACCCCATCAATAACTCCTACAAATACTGAAACACCAACCAATACCCCAACTAATACACAAACACCTACTCAAACCAAAACCCCCACACAAACACCGACCCCTTCAATAACACCAGGGTTAAGTCCATCAGCCACTCCAACTAATACACCAACACCATCAATAACACCATCTGCCACACCTCGTCAAATTAATTTTAAGACATTACATGATGACTTTAATTTAATGGCGAGTAAACACAAACAAATTAATTCATTTGGATTAGGGGATATAGAACAAATAAGTTTCTGGACAGAACAAAGAATGAAAGAATTAAATACAACTTTCAATTCTCCTGTTTATCCATTACTATATGTTGTTCCAAGTAATGTTATAAATGAATTAAGATATAAGACTTGGAATTTTAATGTTTTATCAATGGATATTGCGGAGGCAAGTTTTTTTAATCAGGTCGATACAGTTTCTGATACATTACAAATATTACAAGATGTTATATCACAATACAGATTATCAGTTGATGCAAACCAGGGAAACTATTACGACAAGTATTTTATTGATGACACAATTACATGTGTTCCATTCTTAGAACGATATGTTGATATGACAAATGGTTGGAATGCAGAATTGAAAATACAAACAATGACACCACTTGATCGTTGTTCTGCCGCCTATAATGAATTTACTGGAACACCAATAGTTCATTTGGCTGGAATAAATCATAAAACATTTCATGACGATTTTAGACTTCTTGCAGACTATCACAAGCAACTTAACTCATTCGGATTTGGTCCGTATACAGATATATCTTTCTGGACTGAGAGTAGACTTAAAGAACAAAATACAAGTTTTAATTCACCGGTATTTCCATTAATGTATGTGGTTCCAAATAATGTGGAACAGAAATTAAATTACATGACATATAAGTTTACATTTATTGTCATGGATATAATTGAAAGAGATTTAACAAACCAAGTAGATGTATTATCTGATACATTACAAATCATGGATGATATCATTAGTCAGTTTAGATTATCAGTTGATCAATCATTAGGTAATTTTAATGAACTATATTATCTTCAAGATCCAGTTAACTGTATGCCATTCCTAGAAAAGTTTACAGACTTATGTGGAGGTTGGTCTGCACAATTAAGTATTGATGTAAGAACTCCATTGGATAGATGTGATGCGGCATTTGAAAGTTTCATTACACCAACCCCATCAACCACTTCTACACCTACTCCTACTCCTACAAATACCGAGACACCAACTCAGACACCGAGTGAAACACCAACACAAACTCCTACAAATACTGAGACATCAACACCTACTCCTACCCCTACAAATACTGAGACACCAACTCAAACACCTACCCCATCAACAACTTTAACTCCAACACCTACAAATACTCAAACTCCTACAAATACAAATACTCCAACTACAACAACAACTCAAACTCCAACAAATACTCAAACTCCATCTCCAACTCCAAGTGCAGGTGGTAATAAATTGTGGAATACGAATACAACAAATTGGGAAAATGAAACAGGACTTTGGAATACAGTATAAATAAAATATTAAAATAAAAATATAATGAGCACTCTTACAGGGCAACAAATTAATTTAACGTATCCGGGTTTATTAAACTTGGCAACATCAACAACAGGAATTACATCAACATTCCAATCAATTCAAGATGGATTGGGAAACAATACAGGATTACAAATAAGACAAAACCAATTACAAGGTGGTGGATTATTTTCATCTCAATATTTTGTCCCACAATATATGGGAACAACAGCATTAACTTTCTCAGCAGGAACACAATTTGCAGCAGGAACACAGAATATTATACAGGCATCACCATTCTATGATAGTGGTATATTTTCTTATTCCGCAATGAGTTATTATGTTGGAACTGCAACCTCAACAAGTGATACTTGTGAAGCGGCAATTTATTCAGCACAATATGTTAATGGTGGTGGATTACAACCACATGAAGTGATTATTTCAGGATTAACAATAACTACAACAGGATCAACAACATTAAGAACAATAACCTTCCCATCAAACATTAGTATGAGTGGAACAGGTGCAGGTCCTTATTTCATTGTATTCAAGATTTCAAATGGTGGAGTTCAACCAACATTTAGGCCTGGCACTGGTGGTTTTTATTCAGTGCAACCAAATATATTTTACGGGCCAGTAATTAATGCAGCAGGAACAGGTTATGGAAATCCAATAAGAGTTAATGGAACTAACTATGTTTACTCAGGAACATCAACCTTCCAAAACCCTTACCCAACAAGTATTGCAACAACACAAAGTTCAACGGCAAGTATTGCGGGTAATTCTTTTGGAATATTATTACATGTAGTAGGAGCATAATATGCAATATAAATTAACATACGACCAACTTAATATAATGATGTCTTTACTAGTTAGAGAAATCAAAAAAAAGATTGATACAGAATATCCTTATGGTCGTGCAGGATATGAAAATAAGGCAACAAAAATTGCATCGGGTCAATTATATGACAGTATTCAATATGAGGTGGAATTTGATACAGATCAAACTCCATTTGGTATTTTATATTATGCCGATTATTTCAATTATGTTAATAGAGGAAGACCTGCAGGATTAGGTGCAACAGGTGAAGTATTAGGAAAAGGAACAAAGAAAACACCAAAGTTATCATCAAAGGCTGGAGCCGTTCCAATACCTGCCTTAATGAGATTTATAAGTATAAGAGGTATTAGTGTTCAAGATAAAAGAGGAAATGATATACCACCACTTAATCTTGCATTTGCAATGAGACGAAATATATTTAAGTATGGTATTAGGAAAACTAATATTTATAGTAGTGCACTAGATAGTATTGAAGATATGTTTGAAGACTTTCCAAATAATTTACCGGACTATTTAAGAGGGGAGGCACAAGAACTTATTACAGATGTTGCAAAGGATATAAATATATTTTTACAACAAAAAATAAAACTTGAATTAGATACAAAATAATGAGTTTAAATTTAGACATAATACAAATGCCATTAGCGGCAACCCCATCTCACTCAGATCATACATGGAATGTTAGGGTTAATGACTATTCAGCCTATACTGATATTAGATTGGTTGTTGATATTTATAAGAACCCATATCAAAATGATAGTGGTTCAACACAAGACTATGGAAAAGTTTCAAGACTATTGGTTCCAGTTAATGAATTCGGTCATTGTATCTTTAATGTTGAAACAATTATTTATAATTTAGTTGATAATAACCCAAGAAACTTAGGAGGTATTTTTTCTGCAAATACAGGAACAGAAACAATGGATCCTTATCTTGTTAGAGTTGCAGATAGTGATACAACATCAGTATCATTAAACACATCACAAGCCACAATTGTTAATGATAAAACATCAACAATATCTTTTTCAAACGGATTTAATGGTGGTTATCCAGGATTTCAAAACATTTATCAGATCAATGAATATAGATGTTTATTCGGGGTTCAATATACATCATCAGGAGGCACACAGACGGTTATAGTTCCAACCGATTTTTCAGCCTATACTTCATACACCGGAGGTTCAATAAGTCCTTATTCAGCCTCTACACAACCATACGGAGTAATGATATGGCCAGGTGTTCAAGACAACAAACAAATGTCAACTAAATATTATTATTCAGGTAATAATTTAAACGGACAATACAACTATTGGAACACAAAAGTTTATGATTATCAAATGTCAACTGGATCTACAAGAGGACAGTTCATGTCTACGTTTGGTAATGAAACAATTCCCATGACAATACTAGGGTCAAATGTTTATCAAACAAGATACAGAACACATTATTACAAATGTCCGATTATAGTTGGATTTATGTATGGAGGTAATCCATTATTCAACAATACATCTTCTGTTAATGGTATTATGTATCTGCAAAAGACTGGACCTAATACTCAATATAACTATGATGCAATTCAATCAAATGGTATTGACTTTACATCAAGAGCAAATTTACAAACAGTTGCACCTTATTCATATCTTCAACAAAGAATTGCATATGGTATATTTAAACCAAACCCAACA